TACGCAGGTGGAGGAAGGTACATCTCCCACCATCATGGCACGGGATTACAAAGATCCGACCGCCGTCTGCTACGGCATCGGCAGAGACACCTTCAACCAGGGCCAGAACGCTAAGTTCGCCCCGACCTTTGAAAAGGAGCTTCAGCCGACATTGGTAGCCAAAGGTCCGGGTGCTATCCAAAGCGGATACACCGTCCGCAGGCTGACACCCACCGAGTGCGCCAGGCTTCAAGGATTCCCGGACAACTGGTGTGCCGACCTCGGCACGGAAAAGCCGACCGATGAAGAAATGTACTTCTGGCACAAGGTATTCAAGACCTACTCCGAGGTGACCGGCTGCAAGATGAAGTCCGACAAGCAGGTCGCAAAGTGGCTGAAAAACCCGTATTCCGACAGTGCGGAATATAAGATGTGGGGCAACGGCGTGGCACTTCCGTGCGTATGGTTCGTGCTCTGTGGGATCGTGTGGGCAGAAAAAATCGAGGCAGCGGATTGACCGCTCCTCGATCTCATCAGTTTTTCCTGGTGGGCTTCACATTGACATCCGGACGGATGCTTCCGTTGATCTCGCCGTTCTGCTCTTCAAACTTTTTGATGTTCTCACGAATCAGCACAAGAATGTGGCTGTTCACGGAACGCCCTTCATAATCGGCAACAAAGCCGAGCTTTTCAAGCATTTCTTCCTCTATGCGTATTGAAACGCTCTTGATAGCCATACGGTCACCTCTCCATAAACATATTATATGTTTATTTTATGTCCATCATGTGCTACAATGTTCTAAATGGATATACGATATATCTACAATAAATTTTGGAGGCGGCTTGAAAATGCGTATTGCTGTAATCGGTTCAAGAGGACTTATGGTGGATGACCTCGGAAAATATCTGCCTGATAATGTAACGGAGATCGTTTCCGGCGGTGCGAGAGGTGTTGACAGCTGTGCAAGGAGCTATGCGCAGACACACGGAATCAAACTGACGGAATTTCTCCCGGAATATGAGAAGTTCGGCCGCTCTGCACCCCTCAAGCGGAATATTACGATCATCCAGAATGCAGACCTTGTATTGGCTTTCTGGGACGGAACATCCCACGGCACGAAATTCGTGATCGACAACTGTAAAAAGATGGGTGTCCCAGTCAAAATCTTTGTTCCCAATCGGGAGTGCAAATGAATCCGATATCTTGTTCACATCGTAGAATGTAGCATTTCCGGCAGATAGGACTTGCTATTCAGCAAAATCTGAGCAATATATGTAGTACGCCAAACGAAAGGAGTGCTACTATGAAAAACGAAGCAATGAAAACTGCCGTGAATGCCTTTATACTGGAGCGCATCAATGATTGCGGCAGCAGACCGAACGAATCATTGTCCGATGCCATCGAGCGGCTGTCCGTGAGTGCCGACAAGCTGAGAAATACGCTCTCTGCCGAACAGCGCATCCTGCTGACCGATTGCGAAAATGCCTACTCTGTGACAGACGGCGAGACAATGAACTGCTATTACCGTGCCGGGTTTTCCGACGCGGTATTATTTTTGCTTGGGTGGAGGGATTCTGAATGGAACTGAATTTTCATGTGAATGGTGCAGAGCGCAAGCGGCTGGTGCAGACCATCTCCGACTGGCTCGGTGTCCCCGCAAAATACTGCGGCGCGCCCACATTCAACTATGAGGTGGATTACTTCACCATCGACCGAAACGGCAGTCTGTCCTTTGATGACCGTGCCGACAGCGAGGTCATTGAGCGGCTGCTTCAGCACATCTACGATGAGGGCTTTGACATCGACCAGAGCCACACTGATGACGAAGAAGAGCCTTGCGCCGTCTGCATTTCTATGCCGAGAAGTCTGTTCACCGACAGCAATCTGGAGAACCTTAAGGCACTCATTGCCGCCAAGGGCAGTCTTATCAAGAAAGCCCTCGGTGTGAGTGAACTTCCGCTGGAGATCACTGACACAAAGGTATCCTTCCCTTGGTTCCCGGCAACGCCCACCCCAGACGAGATGAATGCTTACGACACCTTCATCTGTAAGCTGTGCGAAATGGCACGGAATCAGAAACGGGTCAACGCCGCCGAAAAAACCACGGACAATGAGAAGTACGCATTTCGCTGCTTTCTCCTGCGGCTCGGCTTCATCGGTGCGGAATACAAGGCCGCACGAAAGATACTGCTGAAGAACCTGTCCGGCTCCTCGGCATTCAGGAACGGAGGTGCGCAGCATGAGATTTCCGAGTAAGGAAATAGTCGAACGCATCCGTAAGGAATATCCGGTCGGCAGTCGTGTGGAGCTTGTTCGGATGGACGATCCCCAGGCACCGCCTGTCGGCACGAAAGGCACTGTTCGTGGGGTCGACGATATCGGCAGCATCATGGTTGCCTGGGATAACGGCAGTGGGCTGAGCGTGGCTTACGGCGAGGATATCTGCCGGAGGTGCGACCATGAATGAGAAAATCCGAGAGCAGATTCTTGCCGTCCGCAAGACCGGATGCTCGAATATGTTTGATGTGCCGATGGTGCAGTACATTGCCAATGAGATGCGATTTTACGAACTGGTGGTATTTCTCGAAGAACACCGCAGCGAGTATGTGCATTTCATCCTCACTGGCGAATACAAACCGCTGTAAAATACGCAGTTTCCCCTCCGCATGATCGTGTACTATATGTCTCCGAAATGACTGGATATATCCCGGACATGACGGTAATATACACTCACAACAAAACAAACGGAGGTACACGATTATGTGGAAAGAAGGCAGCATCAAAGTAAACGGAGACATTTTTCACTACTGGATGAAGCAGTACGACAAAGGTTCCGAGTGGGGCATCGACGGCGGACGCATTTCCAAGCTGATGCTCAAGCGGGACGGATACATTGTCTGCAACTACGACAGAGGCTGGGACATTGAGCCCGCCGATGAGAACACGCAGCTTGCGCTGGAACTTCTGCTCCACAGCGAGAACTGGTAAAAAACCAAAATTTCAAAGCAACGGCTCCGAAAGGGGCTGCTGCTCGTTATACGGAAGGTCGCACCGATTTCGGTGGCGGCTATTTTTATTGCTCTGCTGGAGGGGGTGAGAAATTGCGAAAACTGAAAAAATACAAGCCCACAAGGTTCATGGAGAAAACCTCCCACTACGATGAGAATGCCGCCGATTATGCCGTGATGTTCATTGAGAGCCTGTGCCACACCAAAGGCACCTGGGCGAGAAAGCCCTTCGAGCTTATTGACTGGCAGGAGCAGATTATCCGGGACATTTTCGGTGTTCTCAAGCCCAACGACTATCGGCAGTTCAACACTGCATACATCGAAATTCCGAAAAAGCAGGGTAAATCCGAACTTGCCGCTGCGGTGGCTCTGCTGCTCACCTGCGGTGATGGAGAAGAACGCGCCGAGGTGTACGGCTGCGCCGCCGACCGTCAGCAGGCATCCATCGTTTTCAATGTGGCGGCGGATATGGTGCGGATGTGTCCGGCACTCTCCAAGCGGGTCAAGATACTGGATTCCCAGAAGCGGCTCATTTATCAGCCAACGGGCAGTATCTACCAGGTGCTTTCCGCCGATGTCGGAAACAAACACGGATTCAACACCCACGGTGTGGTGTTCGATGAGCTGCACACCCAGCCGAATCGTAAGCTCTTTGATGTCATGACCAAGGGCTCCGGCGATGCCCGTATGCAGCCGCTGTACTTCCTCATTACCACGGCTGGCAACGATACGAAGTCCATCTGCTATGAGATCCACCAGAAGGCCAAGGACATCATCGAGGGTCGGAAGATCGACCACACCTTCTATCCCGTTATCTACGGGGCGGAGGAATCGGACGATTGGACGGACCCGAAGATCTGGAAGAAAGCCAATCCGTCCCTCGGCATCACAGTCGGTATCGACAAGGTGAAGGACGCCTGCGAGTCGGCAAAACAGAACCCCGGTGAAGAGAACTCCTTCCGGCAGTTAAGACTCAACCAATGGGTCAAACAGGCAGTGCGCTGGATGCCGATGGACAAGTGGGACAAATGCGAGTTCGCTGTCAGCGAGGACGATCTGGAAGGTAGAGTCTGCTACGGCGGCCTTGACCTCTCGTCAACCACAGATATTACGGCATTCGTTCTGGTGTTCCCACCGGAAGATGAGAACGACAAATACATCATCCTGCCGTACTTCTGGTTACCGGAGGACAACCTCGAACTGCGTGTCCGGCGTGACCATGTGCCATACGATGTATGGGAGCGTCAGGGATACCTCCAAACCACCGAGGGCAATGTAGTCCACTACGGCTACATTGAGAAATTCATCGAAAGCCTGGGCGAACGCTTCAACATCCGGGAGATCGCCTTTGACCGTTGGGGTGCTGTGCAGATGGTGCAGAACCTTGAGGGCATGGGTTATACGGTCGTTCCTTTCGGACAGGGATTCAAGGATATGTCCCCGCCCACTAAGGAGCTGATGAAACTGGTGCTGGAGCAGAAAATTGCCCACGGTGGACACCCCGTCCTCCGCTGGATGATGGACAACATCTTCATCCGCACAGACCCTGCAGGCAACATCAAGCCGGACAAGGAAAAATCCACAGAGAAAATCGACGGTGCCGTGGCAACGATTATGGCGCTCGACCGTGCTATCCGCTGTGGCAATGATAACGGAGCTTCGGTCTATGATAGCCGTGGGCTGTTGTTCATTTAACCCTGCAAAATTAGTCGAGTATAAAAAGTTTTTGCACTATGGTGCATTTACTTGATTTTCTCGCCGATTTATGCTATACTAATAGCGTAGGAGGTGTGAAAACATGATAGATTCCCATGAACTCAGGCGGCGTGACGGCTATTTGAATAAACTGATCGGCTTTCAGGATACGGAGCCGGTCAAGGTAATCACCGGCATTCGCCGCTGCGGCAAGTCCAGCCTGTTAAAGCTGATGGTTCAGCATTTGAAAGATATCGGTATTCAGCCGGAGCAGATCATTGAGATGAATTTTGAATCCTTCGATTTCCGAGGGATGAGCGCCGATGATATTTACCGCTATGTGAAAGAGCGCATTGTCCTCGGAAAGCGGATGTACCTTTTCTTTGATGAGCTGCAGCGGATCGAAGCATGGGAGGATGCTATAAATGCCTTCCGTGTGGATTTTGACTGCGACATCTATGTTACCGGGTCGAATGCCTATCTTCTTTCCTCGGAGTATTCCACCTATCTCTCCGGGAGGTGCGTCGAAATCAAAATGCTGCCGCTCTCTTTCCGTGAGTTCCTCGATTTTCACGGTTTTGAGGTTCGTGAAACGCAAAGCGCCCTTGGTGGACGCCGCAAGCAGGTATTTGATAAGAACGGTGAACGCTACGAACTGCGAGAAGTTTTTGACGCCTATATGCGCTTCGGTG